CCGGTTCTGGTGGCGGTGGTAATGGTGGTTCTGGTATAGTAATTATCAGATACAACACAACCACAATAGTATAGGAAAAATAATATGGCACATTACGCAAAAGTAAATCAAGGTTTAGTAACACAAATTATTGTTGCAGAAGAAGATTTTTTTGAAACATTCCAAGACACTAGCCCAGGCACATGGATTCAAACCTCATACAATACTAGAGGTGGAAAACACTACCAAGAAGATGGAACAGAAAGTTCTGATCAATCTAAAGCATTAAGAAAGAATTTTGCTGGGATTGATTTTACTTATGACACATCAAAGGATGCATTCATTTCCCCAAAACCTTATAACAGTTGGACTCTTAACAATACAACTTGTCTTTGGGAAGCTCCTGTTGCATCACCAAGTGATGACGGAAGATATGATTGGAACGAGACAGACCAAACTTGGGATGCGGTTGAGTAGTATAAATAAAAGAAACGAATTAGGAAAATTAAATGCCAATTTCAAAAATCAAAAGTAATGCAATCAATGACGATGCAATCACAACTGCAAAACTTGTTGATAATGCAGTAACACTTGGAAAGACTAATAACCTTTTTGTAAACACAGAAATTTCTGGAACTGAGGCAGCAAGAATGCCTGTTGGCACAACTGCCCAGAGAGCAAATGCACAAGTTGGTGATTTACGTCACAATACAAATCTTGGTATTCTAGAACAATATACGACAGACGGATGGCAAGGTATTGCTTCATCTCCAACAGTTATATCTGTTTCTCCAAATAATATTGAAGAGAGTGATTCTACTCAAACAGTTGTAATTACTGGACAGAATTTTGATGTTAATGCAACTGCGGTTCTCATTGGTTCTGGTGGAAACATAACTCCCACAACTTCTACAAGAAATAGTTCATCACAGATAACAATAGTATATTCTGGAAGTGATGTTATCACTTCTAATACTGGGCCTTATGATGTTAAAGTAACAAACGGTACTGGATTGGCAGGAACACTTGACGATGCAATTACTTTAGATGCTGCACCAAATTGGACAACAGCAGCTGGAAATATTGCAACTGTTACTGAAGATACAGCAATGTCTACTGCGACAGTTGCTGCAACAGACCCAGAAGGTGGTTCTGTAACATACTCTGTAACATCTGGTTCATTACCAAGTGGACTATCATTAAATGCTTCTAATGGACAAATTACTGGAACACCAAATGTAAATGATACTGTTACCTCTGCTACTGTAACGCATAATTTTTCAATATCTGCAAATGATGGAACAGGAAACACAACTGCTAGTGCATTTAATATTATAAGAAATCAAAAAGTTGGATATGCGAGTGCCCATCCTGCTACAACAATTGCATCAATGTATGCACAAAATATGGCTAACGGAATGGTTTGGATTCAAAATTCTAATCTTAACTCTGGTAATCCTTTCCAAATGAGATATGCATCACACGATGGAAGAGGTTGGTTAGAGACATTATGGTCTTCCGATAGCGGTAACGGTACTCCTTGGACTCATTGGTTGAATAAAGGTGGCTCAAACTACACTAGACCACAAATGTATGCATACAACCAATCAAGTTATGGACTTAATTATAGTAGTGGGGATTCCTCATTTACAAAATTGCACAACAGTATGGGACTTGTTGATTTTGCAGTTACATCAAAATCTGCTGTTGCTGGTAACGGTTTGACTGCAACTGGAGCAAACCAAAATTCAGCATACCCTCTAATTGCATCTAATCATTTATCGGGTTCTCAATCTAGTGCTTGTCGTTTAGCATTAACTGCATATTTTGGTGGATATGGTGAAGGTTTCTCTTCAGGCAGTGGTGCTGGAGACCATAACGCTGTATGGCAGCCATCTGCAGGCGGCCCATATGAGATACATTTATCTTATAGAGATGGTAATCAAACTTTGGGTGAATGGCACATCGCAGATGGTTTTACTTCTGCTGGTACTACATACGCTCCTAATGTCGGTTATAGAAATGATACAGGTGGGGCATATGATGGTGCAAATGTAGGTTCTTGGGCTTCGTCTAATACTACAAAGAGCTCCACATACACTATAGATTCTAGTAACGTGCTATCTTGTTGGGTTTCAGACGCTTTATAAAAATTATAGAATCCTTCTACACATCTAACACACAATCCTTATAAATAGAAGGAAGAAGGAGAATGTGTACAGATGGCGACAATTTCAAATATATTCATTAACCAACATGCTGACTTTAGTACAACTGTAACTATATCAGACAGCAATGGTTCGGCACTTGACTTAACTAGTTTTAATGCAATTGCACAAATTCGTAAAACTTACGAATCTGCAACTGCGACTAGTTTTACAACCACATTTGATTCTGACAGAACAACTGGCAAAATCACAATCTCCCTCACTGATACTCAAACTGGCGCTCTTGATTCTGGACGGTATGTCTATGATTTACTTATCACTGGTGTTTCCAATGATAAAACAAGAGTGGTTGAAGGTATTGCTACTGTTAACCCAAGCGTGTCGAGGTAAAAAATGTCAATAAGTGCAAAAGTAAATACTTCAAGTACAATACAAGGTTCGGTTTCACAAGGAAACCAACCACAAGTAACTCGTGTTACAGTTCCAGGCCCAAAAGGTGATTCGGGTGCAGCTGGTGGTTCATTAGTAGACCTATCAGATGTTGACGCATCATCTGTTTCGGATGGAGCATTGATACAATATGATGGTGGAACTGAGAAATTTGTTATAACGAATGTAGTAGAAACTGATACGGGCACAATACGTCTGAACGGTGGAACTTTTTAATATAAACTTAACAAGGTAGAAAAATAATGTCAACAATTATTCAAATCAAACGTACCACTACGGCAAATCTACCATCTACGTTAGAACAAGGCGAGTTTTCGTATATCTACGATACTGGTTCAACTGACACAGATGCAGGCGGTAATGGTGGCAGACTGTTTATCGGTGACCCAACATCGAATTCAAACACTCCATTAAAGATTGGTGGTAAATATTACACCGACTTGATGGATCATGCACACGGTACTCTTACTGCAAGTACAGCAGTACTCGTGGACTCAAACAAAAAAATTAATGAGTGGTTTGTAGATAACCTCAAACTTGATGGTAACGCAATCACTTCAACGGATACAAATGGCGACATCACTGTAACTCCGAATGGTACTGGTAAATCCATTATCACAAACATTTACACAGATGCAAGTACATCTCTTCAAGAATATATTGAAGATATCTCTGGTGGTTCTGTAACCGCTGGTGAAGGTATTGATGTTACTTACGATGATACAGCTGGAACAACTACAATTGCTGGTGAAGATGCAACAGCCTCTAATAAAGGTATTGCGTCATTTGACAGTGGCGACTTTGGTGTAGCAAGTGGTGCGGTTACATTAAATGATGCTGTTGTTAAAACAGTGACATCTGATTCTGGTGCAATGACACCATCTTCACATGGATTCTCAATCCTTGGTGGAGAGGGAATGGATGTTACTCACTCTGGTACAACAATTACTGTTGCTGGTGAAGATGCATCTACAACTAATAAAGGTGTAGCATCTTTTGCAACGGCAGACTTCGCAGTATCAAGTGGTGCAGTAACTATTAAAGCAGGTGGAGTATCAAATGCTCAACTTGTAAACGATGGTATTACAATCGGTTCTGATGATACATCACTTGGTGGTACAATCACAGACTTAAACGGATTAACTTCTGTAGATGTAGATAACCTTACTTTAGACGGTAATACAGTTTCATCTACAAACTCTAATGGTGATATCAATCTAACGCCAAACGGTACAGGAACAGTTATTGTCCCATCTGGTTATGAGGGACGTTCTGGTTTCAGTACACAGTCACTTGTAAACAAAGCATATGTTGATAGTGTTGCAAACGGACTTGATGTTAAAGCATCAGTAAGAGTTGCTACTACAGCAAACCTTGCTGGTACATATAACAATGGGAATGGTACAATCACTGCATCTTCAAACGGTGCAATTTCAATTGACGGTGTAACGCTTACTACAAATGATAGAGTACTTGTTAAAGACCAATCAACTGCAACACAAAACGGTTTCTATAAAGTAACAACTGTCGGTTCTGGTGGAGCAGCATTTGTTCTTACAAGAACACCAGATGCTGATGAAGCATCTGAAGTAACAGGTGGTGCATTTACTTTCGTTGAAGAAGGTACTGCAAACGCAGATAACGGATATGTTGCAACACACAATGGAACACCAACACTTGGAACTACAAACATTACGTTTGAACAGTTCTCTGGTGCTGGACAAATTGCAGCTGGTGCTGGTTTAACTAAAACTGGTAACACAATTGATGTTCAAGTGGACGATAGTTCTATTGAAATCTCTGGTGATACTCTACAAGTTAAAGCACTTGGAGTCACTAACGCTATGTTGGCTGGTTCAATTGCAAATGCAAAACTTTCAAACAGTTCTGTTACTATCAACTCCCAAGCAATTGCATTAGGCGGTTCACATACATTTGACACTGATGCTTTCGCAGAAGGTACTAATAAGTTCTACACAGATGAAAGAGTTGACGACAGAATCAACGCATTGTTTGTTGCTGGTGAAGGTATTGATTTGACATACGATGATGCAAACAATACATTTACTGTAGACGCAGAACTTGCTACTACAACTAATAGAGGTGTAGCATCCTTTGCTGCTGCAAACTTTACAGTATCAAGTGGAGCAGTTACCGTTACTGGTATTGATGGTGGCACTTATTCATAAAGGATAGGGTTACAATATGTCAACCGTAATAAAACTTAAAAAAAGTGAAACAGCATTATCCAAACCCTCTACTAGTGACCTAGTAGCGGGCGAGGTTGCAATAAATGCTCTTGACCAAAGAATCTTTGTTCGTGATAGTAATAGTAAGATTATTACTATTGGTGAGGCAGGCGGTAAAAGACATGAAAGTGCAACTGTTGAGCATGTGGTTACGGTTGCTACA